TTTTTTTTCTTCCCGCACAATGAGCGCGTTGAGAAAATCCTTTTGGATTCGAACAATCAATACTCTTTTTATATTTATTCGTCCAATCTTCTTGAAACTGTTTAAATGTTCTCATCTTTAGTTTGTTGTTTTAATAGTTTTGCTAATTCTGCTGTTGAACCAACGAAAAGTGCATTATTGACTGTTGTTGGACCTTTACTGACATTCTCTTCTTCAATATCTTTTAGTTTTTTCTGAAGATCCATAAGTTTATCAGTTGCATCTGCCACATTTTTGATCAATTGACCCGCAACTTCATATGCTCTAGGCATTTCACTTTCTTGAGCAAGTTCAAGTATTCCATTAATTGCTTCTTGCCCCTTTTCAATTAGAGAATATAAGTTTCCTCTTGTATAATTATAATCTTTTTTGACATCATCGACAGTTGATGATATTTTTTCAATTTTATCAACTGCAATTTCTTTTTCAGTAGAAACTATTTCTCCTTCTACATTAAAAGTGTTATTTAATTCATCAAATTTTTTTGTCATTTTCATGATTATCAAAGGATAGATCCACTAAACCCAAAATCATCTCCATCTTCAATAAGATCAACGTCCGCAGTTGTTATTGATTTTACTTGTGCTCCTGCTAAATGTGATGTAATTGTTGTGCCATCTTTTCCTCTTTCTACCGTAAGAGTATTTCCTGTTTTTGATTTAACATACATTTCTTCACCTTCCAGATCAATATAAGTTTTTGCAGCAATAGAACTTGCATTATTTACTTTAATTAAAATACTTTCAATTGTAACATCTTCTGCTAGATTTGTTAAAACCGTGCCAGTATAATTTTTGATTGCTCTTGGTTCTGCTGAGAAAATAACCTCTCTTATTGGAGTAGGAGTAGAATCTCCAGAAATATAACTGATAGTAGATTTTTTGATAATATCCTTTGTTGCTGTCGTAACAGGACCAAAAAGAAATGTTTTTGCAGTGAATCTTAATGTATAAAGAAGAACTCTTCTTGTTGAGAAATCACCTTCATAGTCATCCTGCATCGTGACATTTTCTAAAACAATTGGAATATCTCTTTTCTCATTAATTACATCTACCAGTTCAACAGTCATTGTATATGCTGGTTGAAAATAGGGTAGTATTTGTTCGATAATTTGAAGAGCATCGTCATTTAATTTTGACATGATACTAAGTTCAAATTGCATATTATATGGAACTGGAAGATATGATTTTTTAGTTTCCGTTCCGTCATTCGCAGACTTTGAAGTAAAAGTTTGAGTTGTGGAAGACTTTCTTGTTGCGTCATAAGTTAATCCAATAAACTCAAAAGACATTCTAGGTAATGTAATTTGTATTGGTTTACTCAGATTTGGTGATTGATTTAATCTTGCTAAAAACTTTTGTGTTGGACCATATGCAAGAGGAACCTTAATTACGCTCGTGGTTGCATCAGAACTATCCTTATGTTTGACACTTATATCATTAAACAAAGAACCAAAAGCAATTACGGTCCTCCTCAAAATTTCGTGGTAAAAATACTCAAACATGTGGTTAATTTATAATACTACTATTTAACAAAGACTTTAGTTAGTATTTAGGGCATTCCAAAAGGATTTCTTTCACTAAAATCAATAATATCATCAGATTCAGTTTCTATTTTAGAATTATCTGAATATCCATCTCGTGCAGGATATACCTCTACTGCTTTTAAATAATGAGAGGCGCTGGATGCAGATCCCACAATATTTTCACCCACAACAAATTCTCCGTTAATTTGAGAAACTTGAAGAATATTTGTAACATAGTCCCAAGATTTAACTCTTGCAGTTACACCGCTTGTTGATCCAGTGACAATCTCATTAAATATGAAAGTGCCCGTTGAATTCAATGAAGGATTAGATATGGTTAATGTCGGCGTAGTAGAATATCCTAAACCAGCGTTTGTAATGTAAATTGCTGTTATTGTACCAGCAGCGGAGACAACTGCTGTTGCTGCTGCTGAAACAGAGGATACTCCAGTAAACGTGATAGTGGGTGATGTTGTATAACCAGAACCACCGTTAGTCACAGTAATTTCCCCTACAATTCCACTTCCTGTCGATGCAATACCTGTTGCTCCACTACCACCTCCACCAATAAATCTCACTCCCGGATTTGATGTATATCCAAATCCAGAATTAATAATTTGTACGCTTTGTACTGACTTAGCTTGTGGATTTGTGTTATCAGTGCAGACAACTATTCCTTCTATCATCTTAGCAATGGCAGTGGCAGTTTTTCCACTCGTAGGTGCAGATGATATTCCAACTGTAGGAACGCTTGTATACCCTCCACCGCGATTTGTAACTACGATTGATCTAATACCACCATTAACAATAGATGCTGATGCTGTTGCAGTGACCCCAACACCAACCATTGTAAGACTTATAATATTCCCCGTTCCAACGTTTTCTAAATTATTGGTGCCGTCTCCACTAATTAACTCATCTATTTCATCAATATCAGTATCGATAAGTTCGTCTTCATACCTAAACAATTCACATCTTAATTGATATGTGTATAATCCTTGAAGTTGATAGAACGGTTTTTCATGTTCTACATATTTGATTTCAAATAAACGTTTTCCAAGAGGAAAATAAACTAAATCACCTTCTTTTGGTCTTGAGTATAATTTAATATTTGGTTGTTTTTCAATCAAAGGTGAAATATATGTTTCATATCTTTCTCTAGAAATTATCAAAGTAATCTCATTTAATGCTTGTATACCAAACTTTGATAAGAGTGTTGGATTATCTCCATAACCTTCATAGGTATCCACATAAGCTTCGATAGGATATGCATTATTAAATTCAGATTCTATTACTTCTTTTATTACGGTTTTTTCAGTGATGTATTTTCTAGGAAGATAATGAATTTCAACACCATACATTCTCAATTGTTCGTTGATTAGATCTTGAATAAGACCTTGCTCAGTCTTAGATCCTTGTAGAAAAAATGGGTTAAGCATTCGTTTAACCTATCATATCGAAAGGAGGTACTTCGTAAGTGTTAGACATTTTTTCCATTAAAACATCTAATTCTTTTTGAGCATCATCGTATATTTGCCTACCATTAAGTTCTACCCCACCAGGTAATTTTACTCCAGTAAATTTAATTAAATTTTGTCCCCACTGTCTTTTAATAAGTGCGGTCAAATATGGTTTAATAAAAGAATCATTCCAAACTCTACTGTAATCATTTGGATCAAATGTTGAGTAACAGTCGATAATAAGATATTGATCTTTTCTTACGGATGCCCAATCAATATCCAAGTATAATCTGTCTTGTCTTTTATTAAAACGAATTTGTTTTTGAGTATTGAGAAGAAAATCTAGATCTTCCAAATAAGTCTTTACCATCGCATAACTAAGAAGTTCTGTAGTTCCCCAATAGTAAATATCATTCAAGAATAACTGATATTTTACACTAAACATATTGTGAGTAATTGTATTAGTTCCATCAAATGTGAAAATTTTATTCACTCCAATAATATTGGGCGGAACTTGCAGATAATTGCTGTTTTCTTCGTATGTAAATGTAGTCGCTGTGCCTACAATATTTGTTGTTGCTGTTGTTGTAGCAATTCCTACTGAGGCGCTTCCGCCTCTAGATCTACCCCTATCAATATCATTTTGAGTTATTTTATATTTATAAAAAGTAGGATAAACGCCATCAAAATGTCTTTCCTGAAAAAATTGAATAGCGTCATCTACTAAATCTTCAATTTGCTCATCAGCGACATTTATTTCTAAAACAGGCGCACCAAGTTTTCTCTTACAATAATCTATTAATTCTTGTCTCGTTGAAGGTTGCGCCATGGTTAATAACCTCTTAAAATATTTATGATTCTGTTTTTATTATGGAAGAAAGAATTTCTTGTTGTTTTAAATACAACTTGAAATAACATTTTGCAATTTCTTTAACCTGATCTAAATCTGAAATAGAATCAATTTCAGATGCTGCTTTAAAGTATTCAAAACTTTTACTCAAATTTTCTAATTCTATTTTATTTGGATCCATTGATTAACTGCCTCAATAAAGATTTAATTTCGTCCATATCATTTTTTATATTAGCAACTTCTTCCTCAATAGAATGTACTTTTTGATTCTCTTCTGATTTAATATCTCGCATTGCTAGATATTCGTTATACCCAGTCATATTTGTATTAATAATTGAGTTTGTTACTGGATCTCTAACAAAATTATTATGTCCGGAGACTTTAATATATTCTTTCATTTTATGCTAAGGCAATTGTTCTAAACTCTCTCACTCTTGGAGGATATGCTTGATTTGTTGAAGTTGCAACAAATTTAATTCTGTATGTTCTAAATGCGGGTAGATTATCTGCGGTAAATGTATATTCTTTAAAGTCAATCAGAGATGATTCAAATTGAAGAGACTGTGATTTGGAAACTAATGAATCTGATGATCCATTATTATTTTCAGAATTGATAACTCTCCCTCTGTAATCTAAGTTGGAATATCCTGGGAAAGGAACAAAAATTGGATTGAATTTTTCCTCATTGCTTATTGCATAGAAAACTCTAATATCAGCATAATCATTAATGTAAGCCGATAGTAAAACTTTTAATGATGTTGCTGGATTTTCTACTACAATTTCTTTTGAAATATATTGGAATGCTGTTGGGTCATCCACCAAACTATTTGCTCTATTATCCTCTGCATAATTTGTGATAACACTATTAACTCTATTTGAAACAAGAACAGCACTTACTCTTTGAGTATCAATTACTGGAGATACTTTAGTATCGATAGTTTCCAAATCTAATTGAAGATTGAATGATTTATTTCCAGGAAGATTTAATCCAGTAAGATTATTTGTTTCATTGATATTAGAGCATATTAGTCTTGTGCTACTTAGATAGTTTGATTTATTCAGAGAAACATTTTCAAATCCATTGTTTTGATATACAACTTCTTCACCACTAAGACTTTGACCAGTAATGGTTCTTATCTTGCCATCAAGTTTAGTTCCAGTGACAGTTGTATTTTGAACCATTGGGGAAATAATTTCAAAAGGAATATTTTGCGTTGACTTAATATTATTTCCACCAGCAAATCTTGTTTTATTTACATAAAGTTTTGGATATCCAACATCAGTGCTTCTATCAACTCCATTTGAAGACATATCCAGTTTAATATTATGGGAATCAAAGGATATTGGATCAGAGACAGTAACATCTTGTAGGTAATGAGTTTTATTAATTCTTCTTAAAGAAACTCCTCCAAGTTCATACTTATAAACTAAAGATCCTGTAGGATAATCTCTCTTAAATCCAGAGACATTTCTTGTAATAATACCTCCGATTGTATTTCCTGATACCTGAGTGTATGAAATAACTTCATCACCAACAAGTAAGTAACCAGGATTAGTTGTACCCACTCCAACATTCTCAAACGTTGAGAATGAGGTTGTATTTTCGACAGAAAGAGCACTTGTAGAATCTGCATTATATGCTAATGAAAGTTTTGTTGGTACAATATCAGATTGAATAACTGATAGTGTTACATAATTATCGTCAAAGTACATTCCGTGATTTTTGTGATTTACTATGATATGTAAACCATCATTTTCAATTTCTATATTGCTAATTTGTACATTTGCTCCTGCACTAAGGTTTAATTCGGTGGTTATTCCTGAATTATTAATGTAACTTATAGTTTTTCCTGTTCCAGCAACTACAAATTCTCCCTGTACATCACTTAAAATTAGTTCGTTAGTGTTTCCGATAGAAACTACGGACAACCTTGCATCTCTACCTGTAGGAATACTTCCAATTGTACCTATTCCTAAAACATCACCAATTTGATAACCAAAACCACCTGCATTAATTGTAGCTGCAACAGCAACTCCATTACTTACGGTTATATTAGCAGTTGCATTTCTTCCCGTTCCACTCACAGTAACCAAATTAACACCATTAAATGTTCTTCCACCCGAAGATGGAGTGTATCCAATACCAGCATTTGTAATTGCTAAAGTGCTAGTAATAGATCCAGCACTACCAACATAATTACCAGTGGCGTTTGTTCCTGCTTGTATAACAGTATTACCTAATGTTAGTCCAGAATCTGTAAGTGTTGTAGATAATCCAACTCTAAGTGTTCTGGATTGTAAACTTAGAGAATCTGGTAAAAGATTTGCGACTTGTCCATTCCCTTCAGATAGGACTGGATTATAGAACTGAACATTACCTTTTGTAGCAAATTCTGCTCTATAAAGAGTAAATTTCAAATCTTCCCATTGACTTGGATCCCAAGTAGAACCATTTTGGGACTTGAATAGAGATCCAAGATATGGTTGGTTTGATATAAATGTTTGAGTCTGAATGTCTTCCTCACCAACTCTAGAAATATAGACTTGATATTTTGTAGAAAGGGATACTAAGCATATAGCATAGGAAGTTCCAGCACCTTCCAAATAAACGGGAGATTTGAATGTAAATTTAGTTGGAACAGAACCATCATCAGATATGTTTATTTCATCAGGACTTAAAACGACTTCAGAGAATGGGAGTACTTTTTGAGTAGGAATTCCAGTCTGCATAGTTCTAATTTGAAGTATGCATGGAATATCAGCATCATCTTTTGATTGGAAGAAAACTTCACAACTAGTCAAGAAGATTCCATTTTCTTCTTCTACTAGGAACGACTGTGCCAAAGGATCAACAAATACATCTCTAGTTCGAGTGCTTGTTGTTTGAGAAATAGTATTTGTCCCAATTAACTGAGGTCCAGTTGTACTAAAGATGGCTCTTTGCTCAAATAATTGTTTATTTTCAACTCTTGCATTTCTAACGGATATAATTTGCTCCTGGAACGTTTCCAAAACTCCACTTGCTGTATAAGATTCTTCACCAATAGTTGTTGCTCTATTTTGATCATTCGTATCATTATTGACTAAAGTAAATACTTTAGTTCCAGTTTCAAATCTTGGATTAGTTGCAGTATTTGGATCTGGAATAAAGAAACTACCTATCCAGTAAGATGATAGGTCTGATACTAATCTTAATTCATTTAAAGTTGCTACAGCGCCACTAGTTTGTCCAACAAATATCATTCCAGGTGCTACCCATCCACCATATTCTCCTTGAACTTTATCGGCCAAGGAGAAAGTATCAACATTAAGTATTTCTGATGTTGATGAATATGTTGCCGGAATAATTCTAGATGTATATGGATTTTGTGCAAATGTTGAAGTTGGATTATTATATGGACCTTCCTTATGTTTTGGTGATGCAACTCTAAAAGTAATTCTAGGAGTTGCTCCAGGAATATTTCTGTCTATTCCAGAGCGATTCATTGTACCAACAACAGTTTCTCCAACAGCAAAAGTGCCAGAAATCATACTTATATTAAGAAGTTTTGGTACACAATATTGTGTGACATTAATATTATCAAAGAATCCATATAATCTTGTTAATGGTTTCAATCTCTTAGAAACGATTTGTACATTTCTAGATCTCATGTAAGGAACTAAGTCTCTGCTTAGTAGTTTTTCTCCTTGCGAAGTAACATCGAATTGCTCAGAAATAAATGTTTGAGTGCCACTTCTAGACTCTGCTCCTCTGGTTACAGTTTCTTGGAAAACATCTTCAATTACAGCATCTGTAACTTCAAAAGTATCTGTTCTCCAAGTCCAACCACTTGCATTACGCCAGTTACTTCCTGTAGAAATTAATCTCTCATTTGATGTTTCTGCTCTTTGTCTTGATTCTGTTGTCGTTTCTTGCCCAATCCAATTAGTTTCCCAAGAATTCCAAGCAACTGGAGCAAATCCAGTGTTTGGATCAAATCCAAGATTTTTAACAGCTGCGGCAACAGTAACAGAATAATTACCTTCTTGATTAATAATCTTTGGTTCTAAACGAACTGTATCTAACCAAGTATCAGATGGTGGAGTAAGTTCTAGTGTTGCTTGCCAAAAGCTAATGATATATGGTGTTATACTTTCCGTGCGAGTAGCAAATGTTTGTTTTAACCACACAACTTCATTATAATCTAAAGTAATAATATCTCCAGTTTTTTTGATATTTACTCCTTCTGGTTGAGTAAAAGATAGATCTCTATTTGGATCTACATCAACAACTGGACCAGTAATTAAATCTATACATGTAGTATAGTGTCTTGGTCTTATTTCACTATTTTTAGCATCTATACTATTATTAACAGTAAGAGTTTCTTCTTGAGGAAGTAAAGATTTAAAGTTGTCTACAAAGAACCCAGACTTAAATCTGTTCAAACCATTTGCATCAGGCACAAAAAGATTTGCTGTATTAGTTTCTAGAAGAGATAAAGCAGTATAATATTCTAAGTTTTTAATTCTATTCTCAAGGCGTCTGATATCAGACATTGTATAACCCTTGTTTTCTAAAAACTTTATAGATGCGTCTTCAACATTGTAAAGATATGGGGGTAATTTTATTGTAGCAATTTCTAAAGCACCCTCAACCTGAATAGGTGGTTCAAATTTTTCTGAAGGAACACCAGAAGAAACTTGTAGTTGTCCATCAGAGGATAAGAAGACTCTATCAAGTCTACCCAAGTAGTATGAAAAAGATACATTTATTGTCTCATCTGATGCTAAAATATTAGTTGCTGAATTTCCAGATGCATTGAATGTTCTGCCATAAAATTCAAATGGAGATCTTGCGTTTTCAGATACGGTGTAGTTAGATACTAGTGGTCTAATATCAATTAAATCAGTATTTCTTATTTTATTTACTTTTGGTACTTCTCTTGAGTAATCAAATGTGTCATAAGAATTTCTAGTCGTTATATCTCCATTATCAGATGGATCATAATAACCATTTAAGAAATAAACTTTTATTTTCCTAATCGGAGCAGTTACACCAGATTTTCTTGATATTGATCCAAAATTATAGAAAGATCCATTTTGACCATTAGAGAAAGAGAATTTGGAGGAAATATTTAAACTAACACTACTTAAAGTTGATATAACTGCTTGTATTTTTGATTCTTTAAAATCAACAATTTCTCCCTCTGTAAAATTTGAACCTGAAGTTGGAATAAATGTTATTTGAGAATCGGTCAGTCTCTCAGCAATTAAACCAACGGCTCCAGATGTTCTACCAACAATTTTTTCGCCTATAATTAAATCTGAAGTTTTTGTAGTGGGACTATTAATAGCACTCAAAGTCATTTTTGGTGCAGATGGATCATTATTATCCGTAGATTCAAAAATTCCAAAAATTTTAATTACATCTGGAACATTTAGAGAAATTGTTTCGTCCTGAACCCTTGTTCCATAAGGATAATTTCCATAGGTTAATCCATCATTCAGAGTAGTGGTTCCTATTCCTGATGATGATTTGGAAGATTTATTAATTACTACAGTATTAACTCTCTGCTTGTTCTTAATTTTATAAGTGGGAGAAATCTTTCTTAGTGTAGTATGTAAAGTTGCTCCAGTGTCATTAGAGCCCAAACCATAAATCATTAAAGATTGAGATGCTGAAGTAAATTCAAACCTATCAGAAGTTAAAACCTCAAATGACCCATCAGATCTAACCAAAGTATATCTTTCCTCATCAAACGGTAAGAATGTTTGATTAGATCCTGCAGAAACCGTTGATGAGAGTTGATTATCTACAATATCAACAGTATAATTTTTTCTAATAGTAAGAGAGGAATTTTTCAAGTCTACATTTGATACATTTGATTTTGGTAAAACAGAATATAATGTATTATCTGAAGATAAATCTTGTTTAGTTGCTAAGATTTTAAAATCCGATGCTGCAAATAAACTTGTTGGAAGTTTTCCAGTGCAAATCCCAGTAACTGTTGCGACTCCAGAAATAGTTACACTAGTCGTTCCAACACTAACAACTTTTGCAAAAACTGGATCGGGGTGATTTGGATCACTATACCTAACGAGAGTGTTTAATTTTAGTGTATTGTCTGGGAAAATTGGATTAGTTGATGTAACAGTGCTTATTCCGGCATGAATTGGTGTTATTGCTGCAGCACCAATGTCTACTCCAACTGATTGGACTACATCTGCCGTAAAGGTCTTACTGGAACCTACAATACCATAAATTGACTTAACATCAGAAATTCCATATGAAGTTACTGCTATTGATACCCTAGTATTATCAACTCCATTAATAACAAAAGATTC